TAGGCTCACTGTGGAAGCAAAATCAGTACCATCCCTGATCGCTTGCTGATAACATTTCTCATAGTTATCAGACTTTAATTCAAGAACTATAAAGGTCGGGATATTTTGATCACGTTTATAGTGAAAAACAAAATCTCCACGACCTGTAAGTGCAACCCATTCTTTAAATATGAATTGGAACTTCTTTGGCTTAGTTGCCATTAGAATATCCGCATATTTGTCAGGAAAACAATTACGATTTACAGTAAATAAACCATAAAGAGCTCTCTTCAGAGCCTTGTTGGTTATAGGTAAATCTATTTTAGTCTTTGTATTTAGGACTACACTAAGTGCATCCTCTTCATCATCAGAATCATCCATTGATCCTGTAGATGGTTTATGAATGAGTTTTAGTTCCTCCGAACATGTATTCAATAATAGGCCTACACTAAGTGCATCCTCTTCATCATCAGAATCATCTATTGATCCTGTAGATGGTTTATGAATGAGTTTTAGTTCCTCCGAACATGTATTCGATAATAGACCTACATTAAGTGCATCCTCTTCAGTATCTGAACTTTCATTTGATTCTTCAACTGGATTATTAATGAGTTTCAATTCCTCAGAATACTCTTTCAATTCCGCGAAAGTATATTCATAACTTGGATTAGAAAATATTTTTGGATATTTATTGGATGTATCAGGTGCAATATAATACACAGGATAGTCATAAAAACCATCCGGTAATACTATAAATTTGGTAAATGATCCAGACATCATAGGTGAGAAAATATCAAATTGAATTTGATTAAAGTAAACCTCTAAATTCAATCTTTTAGCTCGAGCTATTTCTAACTCTTGTGCTAATTGCATCTCTTCATCAATGTTATCGGAACGATATCCTGATTGTGATCTAAGTGTCAACTTATTAGAGTTCAAGTGATTAGTATAAGGAAATCTAAATCCTGTCATATGGCCACTAGGTAAGGTCTTCTTAGTATAATCCCCCAATTGATCAGCATGAAAACTGAGTGGTTGTACAATAACTTTTGTCCTGAACCTATCAGGTACAAACGGTTGTATGACATCACTATAAAAAGCACTGAAAAATCCTCTTGATATTCTGGGAACATCAAAATGAGAATTAATACCATTTACGAACTCTTCTTGTTCAGCCTGTTGAACTACAAATAAATTTGTATGTTCATCAATGACCTCATCAAGAAGACGTCGCACATGATTCTGCACTACTTTTGTACAAGCTTGATGGCATCTATCAAGATTGTTACGCTCTCGGATTTGACGATCCGCTTCAAAGCAATGTTTAAAATCAGGTTCCAATTGTAATATACATGGAAACCGACGCTCAATTGCTCCTATACAGTTTATCCAACTCGAAAGGCCAAAACTCTGAGTTATAGACATATTAGTTGTAACAATCACCAAATCAGGATTAATATACACCACACCTTTAAGATCGACATTAGGGTTTAATGCTGTCTTCTTTACATTGTTAATGAAATCGATGATTTTTCGCCAAGGATTTTGCATAGCTTTCGCATACTGCTCCGCTGCTACATCATCGAAAATCACAACTCTGTGATTGGTGCGATATTCTGATTGATATTCATCAGTTTCATTCAAAGTAACAATATCATGAGGGTTAAATTCCCCATATTTTGCTCTCAGGAATTTCTCTGCAAATCTCATAGCAGTAATTGTTTTACCACACCCAGGAGGGCCGGCTAACAATACACCGTATGGTTGCTTACGCACTTTACCATTAGAATCGTCTAACTTTAGACTTTCTATAAGTGCGGAGATTCGAAAAAAGACTGATTTTCCTCGTTCATCCTTATTATAAAAGATATGTAGTCGTGATAATTGTTTTAGCCACTCTAAACGTGCCATGTATCGCTCCCTACTAATACCTGCTATGTTTTCAGCACCTGCTCTTATAGCCGAAGCTAAAGTTAAAGTTTCTTCAATAAAACAAGCATAGTAAAGAGAATGGTATAAAATTAAAAAGGGTAATAAAATGCACACACATGCCGAAGCAAGTGGTACTAAAAATTTGTATGTAATTTGTTTATATATATTTGTGATAGTAATCCATTGGTTTTAGGAACACATGTAGTCGAATTAATCTACAGTGCACATCACCTAATACTGCATAGTCAAGCGTCATAATCTCATAAGGTGGAAGAGATTTGCCGTAAATCAGTGACTAAGCCTTGATCGTTTCCCGTAGGTCGAAGTATACGATAAAGTAGAATACTTATATGGATGCTTACGCATCCGAGTCTGGAACTCCACAAGATTCTGCGAACAGTTTCTTGTTGTCATTCACATAACCTGGTTGGTAGTCAGGCTCCAGAGTGAGTGTCATTTCGTCATAAGTAGGGTAATAAACTGATGTCGAAAGGATAGGATTCTTTACAACGATATTCTTGATATGATCAACAAATGTTTCGAAGTAAGTCTTCCCGTGTAAATATGCTTCCCTATACGCACCATCCGTATAGGCACCAAATTGCTCCTCAGGTGAAAGTGGGGATTCATTTGGTTTCTTGATATAAAAGAACTTCTTTAAAATAGAGTCTTCTTCAATAGGTGCAACAATCTTATTCAAAGTCTCATGTTTGACAAATTTTCTCTTAAGAAAAGAGATATCATCAATAGAGATATATGGAACAGATTCTGCCTCTTTGTCGGCCATAGTATAACCGATATCAAGTTTTGCAAATTCTTCCTGGCAACTAGTGTGAGTGTACCAGTAGCAACGATCCTTAACAGCAATCGCATTATCATCACCATAGACAATGACTCGTGCGTTATCTGCTAAAGGAACATTACAGGAAGGTTTTTGAGCATAATATACATATCTCATCATGATGGAGTTACAAATACTATTCAATTGCACAGTGATAAGATTTCCCGAAGGATTACCATTGGCAAAACGATATAAGTCTCCATCAATTAAGATATTAGGGTGAATGATATCTGATAACGCACCGGCTATCATAGTCAATTCATCCTCGGTGCATCCAGCCTTCTCATACCATGCTAACATGATTTGCGAAGCAGCACCAGTGATCTGAGCAGCCATACGAGTATCAAAACCAGAAAAATCTCCAGCAATCATATTCGTCGAGCTGTACTCAGTCAAATGGTCATAAACATCACCCCATTCCAAGGAAGTGGGGTTAATACCTACTAAGCATTCAGTTCGCTTCCAAAATTTTCTCATAAACTGGGGGATCCCAGCTAGATATTTTCTAGAAGCAACTAAATTAGCAAAGCTTCCACCATAGAACTTGCGAACTTTGGCTTTAGCTTTCTTATTAGGTAGTAATTCATTGGCTTTACTACTCGCTTTGAAAATAACTTCTGAACGAGTGTTGTTCCTCCAACATTCCTCAGTGCGATCAATCTCACTTTGGATATCAAACCTGCCATTAAATTCACGAGGAATTTTGACAAGAGATTCATCCATGAGATCACGCACAAGACAATGTTTCTTGGATTTACAAATAGGAAAGCCTGCAGAAGTGTCATTGGGAATGCCACTTAAACCGAATTTTCCAATACCATCCATAGCTTCTTCTTGTGTATAAACACGAAGCATCTCCTGACATTCCTCCATATTGTCCTCAATAATAGCAAGAGTATGATCTTTATAATCATTGATTGCTTTCTCAAGAACATCACCTTCATAATGCTGAACTGGTGTTGTCAACTTGTTTAGAGTTGCCATCGTCTTTTCAACATCATTAATGCGAGTAGGAGGTCTGTGCTTCGATTCTCCAAACTCTTCCACAACACCTTCAAAAGGTGTGGGTAGATATGGGGATCTAGCACGAGATTCCATAGGCTGTCCATCAACAAGGACCTTACCTAGGTATGTCACTACAGTATCCTTACCTGTACCATCTTCACGAGTGTAAAGAGGTTTCTCATTAATGAGAGTGTAAGGCATACCATAAGAATCCACCTTTGGTGCTACACTAGAGTGTACGATCATCGTAGGACTCTTCTTCCGTAACGCATCAATAGCCTTCGTAATTTGAGGGCGTGTGATACAAGTGAAAAATCCACGATTAGTATAAGGAATACCTGCGACATGGAATCCATAAATGATTCCACTTACTGCATCAATATACAAACCACCACATAAACCTGCGAATGAAGGAAATTCTAAATCGACTTTCATTCCATTGCCTGGTTTCATAGTAAAGGTTGTATGTTTCATGCGAGTACCATAAAGAAGTCCTGGGTGCTCTAAAGCACCTGAATAGGTCAACTCTTCGGTAATTGGTCGCGCTGCCTGTCGAGAAATCTTGACTTCATTGTCAGGTGATTTCCACAACATAACAGTTGATCGTGCAAGAAATTTAGCTGGCTCTTCTGGGAAGAATCGAGCAAAATTAGTACTTGCGGGACTAGATGCTAGATGCACAAAAGCAACATCGAACTCTCTGTCAATCTCAACAAAATTCTCGGTTAAATTCTGATCCTTTGTTTTAGCTGAGGGGACATTGGGAGTTGTTGTTGTCTCAATAGAAAATGGAAAAGTAAATGGTATACTATGGCTAGGAACCATAATAACATTTGACTCAACCATAATACCATTGACAGTGGCGAAGAATTCACCTTTAGATTTTACAACTACTACGCGTAAAGCCTTGCTGATGGCAATCTGCAAATCCTTACTTGTCGTGGTTTTAGAAAAATTACTCTCTTTTGGTGTTAACCGAGAGTAACCTTCCTTATAATCACGCTCATCCTGACACTTATAAACAAAGTCTCCCTTGGGGGGACTTTCTAATATTTTATCAAAGACGGGTAATGTAAGATCTAAATATGTCGATTTATCCTGAGTAATCAAAGGACGAATCATAACATATGTTTTATACAACATAATTGCTGCTGCACCTGTGGCAAAGTATTTCTTCATATTATTCTGAAGATGTTCTCGCGCACCGATGCATAAGCAAGATAGTTTATCAGATCGTTCAGCTATCTCCCTGTCTACTTCATTGATCATTTGTACATAATTAAATGCACATTGACCAGCTCCATAAACAAAAATGGGGAGAGCATACTTAGATCCAAATAGGCTACCTATCATCATGGCACCAAACATCATCATAGCATACTTATAAAGTTTGCGTTTCCGTTGCCAAATCTTTTTACAGAATAAAACATTCTTGTATAGATTAGTGCAACTATCACGCGAACCAGATAATGATGCTCGAATGTCCCATAATTCAGCAGTGCTGAAAGTGGACCAAAAAGATCCAAACTGAATTTCAGCTCCTTCCTCCTGGGGACATGAACAAAACATGGAAAGAGTACTACATGTAGAGCAAAAGTTACAAGCATCCAACTCTTCTTGAGCGGCTGCCTTTTCTTTTACGCGCTTGATGTGTTTATTAATATCAAAACCAACAAATTTGATGAGAGCAGCTAAGTCATGCTCATTATCATCATACTCATTCCATTCTGATCTAGGAATAATATCCCATTTGATCGTATTGTTCACCTCATCGTAGGATTCAAATCGTTTCAATACCAATTCATAGATATCTAGACGTGGAGAATCCATATCAATGATTCCACCATATGCATTACGAAATTCCTCTCGAATGCCGACTGAAACATCCAACACAAATCGGCGCCATATAGACTCTGGTTTGGTCGAACATTTCTCAGCACGAAGTGTTTCATCATTG